ACATAAAAATGATTCTCTTATCAATTGAACATTTTCTTCATGACTTACATGTTGAGTGAATACTTTAAATTCTACTCCAAAATCACGATCCAATAAAGTTGCAAATTCTTCTGCCCACCAAGGACCTTGTTCATAAAGCATTGCAACATAATTTAAAGTTTTTCTTGAAGGATTGAAAGGAACATATCCATCAATGTTAATCTCGGATGGAAGTAAATCAGTTCCCCAACATTGATAAAGAGTTCTAGTACTATTATCCCAATATGCTAGATCTTCAACCTTTTCATGAACTTCTTCCCTAGGAAGATAATTGCCAAGTTTTAAAATATTTTCATACGGAATTCCGGCAGAAGTCAATTTTTCTGTATCAAGATGATGAGTAATATACTTACAATTTGATATTCTAGGCATATCATCACTACATGATCCCTCAACAAAAAAGACCGCATCTGAAAAATCAACCGAACTCAAATCATCTTTACTATCTACCCAATAAGTTTCATATCCAAGATACTGAAATGCTTTATTATATGAACTATGAATATAACTATGAGTTGATTCGTGGAGTTTATGCCTCCAAATTATAAATTTCATAATTGAGTACCTGGAGGAAGAATATGATGAAATCCAAAAGGTTTTATACCTTCTGTTTCCGACATCTGTTTTTCATGAGAAAATTTTGCTGCAACTTCTACAGGAGCAAATTTACATCCTAAGGTTTCATATATGTGTCGGTTATGTACACAAATATTACCATCCTCAGCAAAATTATTAGCATTCATGTGCTTATAAAAATTACCATAGTTAACATCAAAATGCACATATGCATTTTTAGGAACATCTAAGAGTTTTTTACTTCTCAAAGAAAATCCACCATTACCAACTCTTTGATGATTACCAAATGGATCAATATAAGCGTCTTCACTAAATTGCCAAGGGGCGCCAATATAATCATATTCCAGCCAGGAATTATCCCACATTTCTGGATTGATTACAAAACTATCAGGTTGAATCACTAAACAATGTGAAGTATTCACATGATTAGTTAAATTGTAAATGCAATAATAACTATATTCATCTTTAGATTTTATTTCATAACATTCTTCATATGAAATGAAGTCTGGTAAATCTTTAGGTTTTTGATGAGATATTAATTTAACTTCCCCGAAATTAATTTTTTCCGTACTTTTATAAAATGAATAATAAACTCTATCCATTTGTACGGAAGAAGTACAAATTAATGTAACCTGTGGCAAATCAATCATTTGAGACATAATTGCAAAATTCCATCATCAATCAAAATACTTGGTTTAAAATTTAAATTATTTAACTTCTCAATATTTAAGGAAAAGTTTTTTGCTTGAGTCTTTGCATAAAATTCTGGAGTTTCTACCGATAGAATTTTACTCTTAGAATTGGGCAATTCATCAACTGCTAACTGAATTATATCACGAAAATATTGTGGTTGTCCACTAGCAATGTTGTATATTTGATTTTCAGATCCACTATCTATAATACATTTGATTGCTCTAGAAACATCATCTACATGCATATAATCACGAAGAACCAATCCACCATCATAAAGTTGAATATCTTCATCATTTTTTAACTTGTTTATTAGGAATCCCAAAACATTTTTCTTTGGAGATACTGTTTTATCAGTTCCATAAACATTAGCAAGACGAAAAATACGATACTTACATCCAAAAGTTTCACAAAATGAAATCAATAATTGTTCTGCTGTTCTTTTTGTAATTGAATAAAATCCTTTTGGATCTGGAAGATCTGTTTCCTTTGCATCTATGACATCTAATCCATAAACAAATCCAGAACTTACAAAATTAAATACAATATCTTCATTTTTACAATACTGAAGAACTTCCATAAGAAGGTTCAAATTAGTATTAATATCTACATGAAGATCTTCAAAGACATTATAATTTGTAGTTGTACTAATAAAATAAAGAATATCTTTGGACTGTGGTTCTCTAAATTCTCTAGGAATTTTTACAACCTGATCAGAAAAAAGATTGCAAAAGGAACCTCCAATAAATCCGGTTCCACCATAGACAGAAATTTTTTCAAACATACTTTTCACATTCCTCAAATGTTTTTCCTTTAATATCTTTATCAGAAAGAATTGGATCACTAATAAGTCCCCATTCAATTCCTAGATCACTATCATTCCAAAGAAGAGTCCTATCATATTCTGGATGATAATAATCTGTGGTTTTATAACAAAACTCTGCTGTATCAGTCAAAGTATAAAATCCATGAGCAAAACCAGGAGGAACCCACAATTGTAGGTTATTCTCACATAATTTAATTCCAAACCATTTTCCAAATGAGGGAGATGATTTTCTTAAATCAACAATTACATCAAATACTGCACCAGAAATGCAACGAACAAGTTTTCCTTGTGCATGTTCGATTTGATAATGAAGTCCTCTCAAAACTCCCTTAGAAGATTTAGAATGATTATCTTGGACAAAATTGCTTACACCAGTAATTTTTTCAAATTCTTTCAAATTAAAAGATTCCATAAAGAATCCACGATCATCTTCAAACTTTTTGTTTGTGATGACATAAGCATCTTTAAGATTGGTTCCTATTGCGTTCATACCATTCAATTGTTTTATCAAGTCCTTGCTCTATGGAAAATCTTGGAGACCATTTCAATTCATGTCGTATCTTAGTAATATCCGTAGAATATCGACGATCATGCCCTGGCCTATCCTGAACATATTCTATCATATTTTCCTTCATATTCATACGATCAAGAATCATCCTGACTAGATCAATATTCTTGATTTCACACTCTCCACCAATATTATACTTTCTACCTATTCTACCACGATTCCAGACCTCTACAAGTGCCTCACAATGATCCTGTACATATAACCAATCACGAACCTGTTTTCCATCACCATAAACAGGAACCTTCTTACCTTGCATTAGATTTGAAATTGTCTTTGCAATCATCTTTTCAACATCCTGCCTAGGTCCATAGTTATTAGAACAGTTTGTAATAATTGCGGGCAATCCATAAGTAGTATGATATGCCATCACAAAATGATCGCTTGCTGCTTTAGATGCTGAATATGGATTTCTTGGGGCATAATTTGAAGTTTCTGTAAAATATCCCTCTTCTATAGATCCATAAACTTCATCTGTTGAAATATGCACAAATTTTTCAACTTCATATTTAACAGATAGATTAAGAAGATTTACTGTCCCATTAATATTTGTATGAAGGAATTGAGAACAATCTTTGATTGAATTATCTACATGACTTTCAGCAGCAAGATGAAAGATTGTTCTTGGTTTATGCTTTTTAAAGATATATTCACAATTATGCTCATCAGCAATATCTGTAGCATAAAACTTCATTCCATCTGGAACATTATTTCTATCTGCAGCATAAGTCAATTTATCAATACATATAATTTCTTCATCTATAGTTTTAATTAAATGATGAAGAAGATTACTGCCAATAAATCCTGCGCCTCCAGTAACTAAAATTGTCATTGGTTAATCATTTGTTAAAGAGTATTTTTCTAAAAGTTGTGGAGAATATTGCTCCATAACAGGTATATTTCCATTCTCTTCTCTTTTTTTCTTTTCAAGATCATATACCCTATTTCGAATTTCAGTTGAAGAATATTTATGTTTCCTTAAATGATAGAATAATTCTATATCATGGTCAATACAATATTGTTTTCCTGTAAAATCCCTATCTACATACTCTTCACTCAAAAAACGTATGTGAATTGTTTGAGTTTGAATTAAATTAAGTAGATCTTCTTCAGTTTCGTATACTAAAATCTCATCAACATATTTACATGCTTGAAGTTGAACATGGCGTTCATATACAGACTGTACTGGTTTATTTTTAACTCCAGGTCTATCAATCGTTGGATCGACTTGAAGAGCAACTTTTAAATAGTCACACATTTCTTTTTCCATTTTGAGCATAGTAACATGCCCAGCATGGAATAAATCAAAAGAACTACAATTAAATCCGATTTTCATATATTTTTTATGATTATACATAAAGATTATTTTGAACAGAATAGTCTTCAAATTCCTTTAAACATTCATTATAGGTTTGAAGATTCCCTTCCCTATCCTGATATGTCCATTCTTGATACATATTTTGTGCCATTGACCAATATCCATCAGAAACATTATGTCTTGACCAATACTTAGGTGCAATAATATTTTCAATAATATCACTAGTGAAAACTGCAAAAAATGGAAAAGTTGAATTGGAAAGAATTACATGTTTAGAATTTTTAATTATAGCATAATCTTTATCCACAGTAAAGTGATATGCTGGAATTTCTGGAAGCATATCTTGGGATGCCTTTATATCGTCAGTAATTACAACAAATTCCATATTTGGATTAATCTTAGTCATATTATTCATAGCATCAATCCAATATTTTCTAGTTAAATATAGTTCACCAAATCCAACATATTCCCCACCACGAAAATTTAAAACACAGACATTATCATCAGTATAATCATAAGTGTCATATTCTGGTTTAACTTTTAACCATTCTTTAACAAGATCTTTGTTATGAATAAAATATTTTTCGTCTTGCATATTTCCAAAAATCATTGTGTTATCAGAAACATTAACAATATCTGAATCATATTTTCGAATATCACAACCATATGTCATATCATGATAACAAGTATCTAATTTTAATCTTTTATCTTGTTCATGATAGATTTCCATATTATCTGGAACTGAAGATCCCATATCAAGATCCATCCAGTAAAATCCATTTTGATTGAATCGTTTATCTCCACTCCACCCACTATCCTTAATACCAAACTCCAAATCTCTATCATGAGCAATAGATCTCGTGGTCACATAACAGAATAATTGATTACCAATACCCTGCCCATTAAGAATTTCAGTTGCTAGCATCTTTAATCAAGTAAGAATATTTTTTCAAATTATCCAGAATATATTTTGGATAAGTATCATCAATTTCAACAATCTCATATTTACATCCACCACGACCAAGAGGATCATTGTTATACTTCAATTGATTGGAGATAGAAGATTTTACAGAATCATTATTATATTCCTGATGAGCTGCACTATTAATCTTAGTAAGAACTCTTTCTTCTACAGAAAGACCATTACTTCCAACATAAGACCAATGCCATCCACCAGGAGAAATTCTAATATTTTCTTCATTTGATAATTCTCTTCGCATTTCGGTAAGAGTATATCTATTAAGAAAATCAAAACTGAATAATTTTGTCCCTAACCATTTAGGATAATCTTCATAATCAAAATCTGGAGTTTGTGATCTAAAAATTCCTGTTTTTTCAATCATATTAAAATAACAAATACAATATTCTTGAGCAAAATTATAAACCTTATTTGGTTCATAGAAATCTTTTAGATTTTCAATTGCCTCTGGATTTGGAATTTCATCAAGATCACTCCAAATAATAGCGTCATTAGAAGAAGATACATTATCTAAAAAGTTTTTAATAGTATCTTTCTGATAAGCATCAGTTTGATGACATCTTACTGAAGTCCCATATTTTTGCCCCACATCATCAAGTTGTTGAACTGTAGGTGGTTCAATAATATTGTGAATAATTTTATCTTCAAATTTTTCAAATCTTTCTTTATTTTCAAGATAATAAAGTGGTTTATCAGATCCAAAAAAAGTTTGAGTTGCTTCATTGATTACAAAATAATCAACAAAGGGATAAAGCATATTCAAACGAATCTCTAAAAGATCCAGTTCATTAAAAAATAAAAATACATCAAATATTTTCATAAGTTTTAAAATTCAATTATAATAAGTCTATTATCATATCCACCATAGTCACAGACATAAGACTTATCTTGTAAATTTTCAGGAACATAAGAATACAATTCATTAGGGTCATATGAAATATCTTCAATAATGATTGTACCATTTGAATTCATTTTTGGAATATACAACTCCAACAATTTAATATGACTTTCAAATGTATGCGGACCATCATCAATTAAAATATCAATTTTACTGTCAATTTTATCAATGGTTTTTTGTGAATATGCATTAGCATCAATGAAAGTAACCCTGTCAGAAGAAGTCCAACTTTCATTAATTGGAACTTGATGATTATTAAAATCACTAAGATTATCAATACCAATAATATTTGCTTTAGAAAAATACTCACTCCACAATTTCAATGAAGCCCCAGAACGAACTCCAATTTCTACCAAAGTAATTTCAGAATCAATTAGTGGTAAAAATTTATCTTCATAAAATTCATCAATATAAGATTTTGGATATCCCTTGTCAGTTCCATATTTTGGATTAGTTTCAATATCCAAATTATGTTCTTGAATGATTTCTTTTAATTTCATTTACTTAAAACTTCAAACAATATGTGAAAAATTTTCTTCTAAACAACCTTGCCAAGCCATGGTCAAGATTCTTTCAAACCAATGTGCCTCTTGAACATCACTATGGTGATAATCAGTATAAACCATCATTTTTTTATAAAAGTTCTTGCTATATTTTAGCATATTTTGTTTGGGAATAACATAGTTTGCTCCAGGAGCAAATAATAGATAATCTGGAATTCTTTCTATTATAAAAAGATCTCTAATGAAATCTTCAAAATTTTTTATTCTAGGATAAACTTTTGTATTTTGGCAAATAACATCCGTTACTCTTTCAACATAAGTACCATCATTAATGAATAATGGACTATTATAAAAGTTTTCAACTGGATCAGCATCAATTGGGACAAAGAAATTTGAATCTAGTGCATATTCAAATCTTTTACGAGTAGTATAATGATTTTGAAGTAAATTGCATTTAATGAAAATCATAAAATCTGGAAGATCATCATAATTATCATAAATGTATCTCCCCAAATCATAAATGTTATATCCAACATTTGGAGACTTTATGACTGTTCCATATTTTTCAAATCTCGCTGGATCAAGATTTTTTCCATTAAATTTTTCATCATCCCTATCATAGATTAAAACATCATCTTTTGTATATCCATGCTCAGTAAGGATGTGATACCATTCTACAAATTTATCAGTATGATTGGTAATTACTATTTTTTTCTTCATTTTATTTTTTACTATTGTCTCGCCAAATAATATTTGCTAAAAATATTATTTTCATCATTGGAATTATAAGATGCATAATCACCTCCAATATTATAGTTAAATGGAGAATATCCTTCTTGTTCGGCACAAATACCAATTATTCTTTCGGAAAACTCAGATTCCATTTTACTCTTTGTTTTTAAATTTTTAATTAAACCTTTAGAATAAAATCTTTTCATTAACTCATTTTTAGCAATGAACATTTCACCAACACATCCATTTATTTGCTCGCCAAATTTGGGAACATTATATTCTGTTTTTTCTAACACTTTTTTACAATATTCATCAAATTTTGACCAAGGATATACACTAGGTGGAAAGTAATAATTTGTTTGATAATTTTCAATAAAATATAAAAAAGATATAAAAAGATGTTCAGATTCAATATATTTTTGCAAAGATTGTTTGATAATTACAGAATCATGGATAAGAATATAGTAATTTTCATTGGGATATTTTTCGTAAGCATTCCACAAAGAACCTATTATACGATCAGAATTATTTTCACATATCTCAACATTTTCATATTTTGTAAATAAATTAAAATAAGAAGTATCTTTAGATTGTGAATCAGATATTAAAATTTTTTCATTTGGATGAAACTTTATTATTGAATCAACACATTCTTTAATAGGAGATTCTGCACTATACTTGCAAGAAAGGCAAAACATATAATTATGGTTTAACTACATATGCTGTTGGAGCCATAAAATTAAGTGACTTTATTTTAATGCCTCTATTTTCAAAAAATTTATCAGCTCCAGGACTTTCACTCCATCTTTGGTAGGCATAATCATCAAAAACTACAATTCCACCAGAAGATACTCTATCCCACATAGCAGATAAAATTTCATAAGTTGGTACTTCAAGATCAACATCAATATACAATAAAGAAATCTTAGCACCAGGTCTTTCTTTAACAAATTGATGAGTTGTCTCGCATACATCTCCAGGAATTAATTCAAACTCATAATCTTGAAATCCAGAGTCTAATATTTTTTGATTGAGATAATCTTTAAAGGTTACTTCATGTTCAAATCCTCTACCTTTGAACATGGTATCCATTGCTTCCTTATCATATCCAGATAGACTTTCGATCAAATCTTTAGTATTGTAAAAGTCAAAACCAATGACTTGCTTATTGCTGTTAGGACAAAAATACCTTTTCAATTTCAAAAAAGTAAAAATTCCAGTTCCTTTAAAAACTCCACATTCTACAACATCTCCAGGAATATCTTTTACTTTATCAAAAAGTAAAGTCCTTGCTAAAAGTTTACCAAAAACTTTTAAATCGGATGAAAGCATGAATCCATTAAAGGAATCAAATAAAGACTGCTCCGCATTAAAATTTTCAATTTCAGTCAATTTCATTAATATTTTCTCCAAATAAAAAAATGATCAATTGTATTTTTATTTATCTTATAATCTCAAGTACCCTGAGTTTCATCTAAATGGGATGTTGACTGCACACATTTTTTACATACAGGATTTTTCCAATACTCTCCATTTTTATGAATTTCTCTAAAAAATTTCATTTCATCACTATTCCAGGTTTCCTCAATATTTCTAACCATTAAATTGGCAATTGTTTTTTTAGTTTCATCTGATACTAAAATGCCATCTTCACCAGTCATTTCAACATTTTCAACATTATGTTTTAGTTTTGCAACTGGAATATCAGGTCCAAAGAAAGAACAACATGGGAGAATGTGCCCATTTGATCTAATAGTCAAATGTTGAAATGGTTGAGCACATCTAAAGTCTTCAACAGAAGGGTCATATCCATCTTTTTTAGATTTATCAAATTTATCAACAATACCAAGCAAATCTTGAACGCCAATAAGATCTGCCTTATTTTCCCAAATTTCAATAAATTTATCTAATTCATGAATGTTTTCCGAAGTTTTAACAAAATTAACTCTAAGAGTTGGAAGTTTAGAACCCATTTCCTCACGAATCTCAAGAAAACGATCTATATTTTTAAGAATTTTATTGTAGTCTCCACCAATACGAATTTTATTGTATGTTTCTTCTGTTGCAGCATCTAAAGAAACTTGAAGTCTCAAGAGACCTGCTTCAATTAATCCTCTTGATATTTTTTCAGTTAAAAGAGATCCATTAGTTGAAAAGTAAATATCAAGAATACCGGAGTTTCTTGCATATTCAACAAACTTAACAATATCTTGACGAATTAATGGTTCATTAATATGATTCAATCTAATTGATTTCAATCCTTTAGGGATAGATTCATCAATCAATTCTTTCCAAACTTCAAATGGAAACCATTTATCTTTACCAAATCTAGAAGTTGTTTCCGAATTCCAAGTACACATTGGACAAGAAAAATTACAAGAGTAATTTAATTCAAAGTCCAATTGAATAGGAAAATCTGGAACAATTTCTAATTTAGCAGTCTTATCCCAAAGTTTTCGATACTCATCATATTTTTCTGGATTTACTGCATTTCTTACCAAATCAAATTTTTTAGAATCTCCCAATACAGTGGTAAATTCTGATTTTTCCGGTTTTCTAATAAATTTCATTTATATTTGTCTCAAATAAAAAATTAGTAATTTTGTCTTTATTTATTCCATAAGAATTAAGAGATTTATCATCAATTAAAACATCATAATGTATTTTTCCCATTATAAGTTTATGATATTTTACTTCCCATAGGTTTAATTGTTCTATAGTTTTATCATACAACAATTCATATATTTTGTCAACATTTCCTTTACATTGACTCATTCCCCTTGCAGTATAAATTAAAATTATATGTCCTTCGGAATATAATGAATTAACAATATCAATAATTTTTAAATCTGGTTCGCAATAATCATATTTTTGTATTCCCAGATATTCGTATTCTTTGGGACGAAAACAAATAACATCATCTAAATCAAATGCAATAATTTTTTGTTTGTTCATTTAATAATTTCAATTTAGAACTAATTTTTTTCTGTATTAATTTATCAGAATTTGGAAAATGTATTTTTATAGATTCAATAAAATCTTTATCAGACAAAATATAGTGGCAACAAGTAATAATAATTTGCTCTTTAGACACTCTAGTTACATCGCTTATCCACTTTTTCCACTTTCCAGAGTTATAACATATTTCATACAAAACATCAAATAAAGAAGAACCCTTACATTGTTCCAAATAAAATTCAGATTCAATTTGCCCAAATTCTGGAGCAATATTAATAGCATCTAAACCAGAATCATATCTCATTTCAATATCAAAAGAATCAATAAGATAATCGCCATTATGTTCTTTACTCATTAATCCGTAAGATTTTACAACATCAATAAAATGTAAAAGTCTTCCATTATTAAAGTTTCCTATATTTGTTCTTGTAGATAAATCTAATCTAGTTCCAGACTGAACAACTGCATATTTAATCTGTGCATATTCTTGCTCAGAAAGGTTCTCTTGCAAATAATTAAGAAACCAATCTAATTCATTTGCTTCATATTTAAAAATTGCTTCCTCCGTTCCAACTTCATATAATACATTTGAATTTTTTAAAAAGCAGAGTTTTATATAAAAAGCCGTTTTTTCTGCTGCTTGATAAACAGAAGTAGAGTCTTTAAATGGATCAATATGAATTAATTGCAAATTCTCACAATCATCCAAAAAAGATTCTACACCATCATCTTCATTTAGACCTTGTTTTGGCCCACCATGATCTCTACATAAGAAGACTTTCTTACTTTTTAAATATTGTGAAAATGTTTTAGTATCCCATTTATTTACATATCCACCACAATAGTCTATCTGTCGTCTTGATGGAATAAGACCAATAGGATATTTTTGACTATATTTAATTACACAGTCAATTACATTTTTACTCATCGGTCCAATGTAATATTTTGGGAATATCATTTAGATAGTGCTAGGAACAAATTATATTTTCCAAAATAATATAAAAACATATCAAGTGGATGTTCATGTAAAGGAGACATATTAATCCAAATTAAAGCAGTAAGTATTTCAATGCTATTGAAATTTACATCATTTTTTTCGCAAAATTCTTTAAGAATACTTTTACAATCAATCAAAGATTTTTTTACATGAACATCACATTTGATTCCTTTAGAAAAATCAATCTCAAAATAATTATGATATAGCATATCATGATTCAATATCAAGTTATGATTTAACTTAGCAAGATCATAATTCATATCACCAGACTCAATTATACCATTAAAATCTTGTCTCCAATCAATTAATGTAAATGACTTTGAAGTTAAGATATTATCTAAAATAAAATCTCCATGAAATCCTGTAGGTCCTTTACCTATAATGTCTTTAAAATTTATTTGTGCAATAAGATCCTCAATTTTAGGAACTTCAACGCCGTTAATATAATCTACTTCATCTAATAATTTATGTTTATCTAAAAACTTTTCAATTCTCATTAAAGTTTTATCTTTGTAAAAAGACAAAGCATTATCGTAAAAGTTTTCTTGCTCTTTAGAAATCCAAAGGTTTTCTTTCGCCCACTGCAATAACTTTGAAAACTTAGTACGATTTATAGTGTCGGACAATAAATCTGCTTTAACATACTCATACTTATAAAAGTTCTCAGTACTATCTAAAAGTTTGGGAGTAAGTCCATTCAAACTTTTACTCCTCAACACTCTATCATAACAAATCTTTTTGTTATGAAAAAACTTAATTACAAAATCATCAAGTATAAAAATATTTTCATCTTCCTTATCAAGAACTTGTATTTCTCCTTTAATTTTGGAACGAGTTCTTTTGAGTGCGTCAATATTTCCAATATCATACCAATCCATTATTTCAATAACAGAAAAATTTTTCATTTTACGAACTACATGACAATCACTTAATTCATTATTTTTTATAGTTTGAATAATATCTTTACAATTTTTCCAAAAATCTTCATAATCAATGATGCCAGAAACTCCAACATAAACAAAATCAAAATTCTGTTCTCCTTTTTCATTTATGGATATAATTTTTCCATTTGCACAATTAATTGTTCTATATGCTTGACTATCATTTCCAGGACCTCCAATAACCCAATTTGATAAAAAATTAACATTATTGATATAGTTATTAGGTAAAATAATATCACAGGCATGAAAAATAAATGTACATTGGAGATATTTTTCTGCTAAAGACATAGAATATAATAGACTACTTCCTTCTCCCATATAATTATCAATTTCAACAAATTGAAATTTTCTATCCGAATAAGCAATATTCAAATACTGTTTTACATGAGATCCATAATGTCCCAGAGTTACAACAAACTCTACATCTTTAGGATAAGTTTCAATAATATGGGAGATGACTGGTTTGTCACCAATACGAACCAGACTTTTATTTGTAAACTTAGTAAGATTTCCAAGTCTTGAACCAAGTCCGCTGGTCGTTAATAATACCTTATACTCTGCCATACTTATCATCCAATCTTACAATATCGTCTTCGCCAAAGTATTCACCGAGTTGAATTTCTACAAATATCAGTTCATCTTCACTAATATTTGTGACTTGATGCTTTGATTCTTTCGGAATAAGAACAATGTCACCAACTCTATGGTAATGAACCACATCATCAATCTTAACTTGTGCGGTTCCCTTTACAATAATCCAGATTTCACTTCTCTTAAAATGATACTGGTAACTTGGTGCCTCGCCAGGATTAATGACAATCTTTTTAACTTTTGTATATTCCTCATCCATCAGGTTCTTGTATGAACCCCAAGGTTTTAAGATAGTATTACCCATTTGCTTTATACCATTCGTAAGTTTTATTAATACCTTCCCGAAGACTAATCTTTGGTTCCCATCCAAGTGATTTAATTTTGTCTACATTCAAAACTTTCCTTGGAGTTCCATTTGGTTTAGTGAAGTCCCAGGCAATCTCCCCAGGAAAACCAACTACCTCCGAAATAATATTTGCAAGTTCCCATATTCTAACATCCTCACCAGTTCCAACATTAATATGTTCTGCTTCATCATATTTTTGCATACAAACATAACATGCTTCTGCCAAATCATCAACATGTAAAAACTCTCTCATAGCAGAACCATCGCCCCAGAGTTTTACTGATGGTCCATACCAAGGACCACCTGGATCTATAACATAACCATCCTTCTTTGCATTATGAAATTTAGCAATCATTGCAGGAAGAACATGTGATGTTTCCAAATCAAAATTGTCGTTGGGACCATAAAGATTTGTAGGCATCAACGAAATTGCTTTGAAACCATACTGTTGATAATATGCCTGACACATTTTGATGCCAGCAATCTTTGCAATTGCATATGCATCATTCGTAGGTTCCAAAGGACCAGTCATCAACTGATCTTCTGTGATTGGTTGAGTAGCAAATTTAGGATAGATGCAGGAAGAACCAAGAAACACTAGTTTCTTAACTCCGTGACGATAGGCAGCATCAATTACATTCGTTTGAATCTGTAAGTTATCTCTTATAAACTGTGCAGGGTAATCATTATTTGCTTTGATTCCACCAACTTTAGCAGCAGCAAGAAATACATACTCTGGTCGATTAACCTCAAAGTATTTTTCAACATCATTCTGATCTCTTAAATCAAAATGAGTTCTTGGAGCAGAGTAGATATTTTTATATCCTCTAGCAATTAAATTTCTTATAATCGCAGATCCAACAAGACCTCGGTTACCTGCAACAAATACTTTACTATTACTGTCCATAAATGCACATATCCTCAACTAATTCTTTAAATGAAATCTTAGGTTCCCAACCTAGTTTTTCTTTTGCCTTAGTGGCATCACCTAATAAAGTCTCTACTTCAGCAGGTCTAAAATATTTAGGATTGACCCGAATGACCGCTTTCTTAGTATTCCAATCATACCCAACTTCATCCAAACCTTCACCCATCCATTCAATCTTCATACCAAAATAAGGTGCTGCTGCTTCAACAAACTCCCGCACAGAATATTGTTCACCAGTGGCAATCACAAAATCTTCTGGTTGATCTTGCTGAAGCATTAACCACATTGCCTCCACAAAATCCTTGGCGTGTCCCCAGTCTCTTTTTGCATTTAGATTACCAAGGTACAAACAATCTTGAAGTCCAACAGAAATCTTAGAAAGTGCCTGAGTAATCTTACGAGTTACAAAGGTCTCACCACGACGGGGTGATTCGTGATTGAAAAGAATACCAGTACAAGCATACATTCCATATGCCTCACGATAGTTCTTTGTAATCCAGTATCCATAAAGTTTTGCCACACCATAAGGAGAACGGGGATAGAATGGTGTAGTCTCCTTCTGTGGAGTCTCCTGAACTAATCCGTAGAGTTCACTGGTAGATGCCTGGTAGATCCTTACACGATCTTCCATACCCAGGAGACGAACTGCTTCAAGGATGCGAAGAGTTCCCACAGCATCAACATCAGCAGTATATTCAGGCATCTCAAAGGATACTTTGACATGACTCTGAGCACCCAGATTGTAAATCTCATCTGGTTGAACTTTTTGAATAACGCGAACTAAGTTAGTAGAATCAGTAAGATCACCGTAGTGAAGACTAAGACGATCATAAATCCCATCA